TTTGTAGGTCTTTATCATATGGCATCGACAACAAAGAGTTTGAATATTTTCTGCTATATCTTTACCACCATCTGATCGACGATCCAGATGATCTCCATGCATTACACCACGCATACATCTTAGCTTATGGAAGGGATCTTCAATGTCATCGAACTGACTGTCTTCTCGAGGATCATATCCACACTTCTCGCAAACCCATCCTCTGTAAAATGTATGCGGGCGGTCTGCCTTACCCATACCTCCGTATTCGGCAAGCTCTAGCTGATGTTCTCTGCAATAACTGTCACTACCTGGCCCATCAAAGATTGTCAAATCATTAACACAGTCTTCCAACTTACACCTGCACCTCAGATTATACTGTTCTTTGAGAATAGATGAGCTCTTGAGTTTATCTTTATTAGGATCTCGTAGCTTGTTCATTTTACCACAAGTCCGTCTTAGCAACAGTAAAACCGTTATTAGGTGTAAATCCAGGGACCTTCAGCTTGGTACTCTTTTTAAGTTGTGCAATAAGGAACGGAATACCTGTACGCATTTCTGAAGTAAATCCTCGTACAATAACGTTACCATCTTTATCAACATCGCTGCTATGTTCATTAGCATTGCGATACCATGACTCGTAGGCCATTCGAACCTTATCCCAGAATGGGCCGCTGGGACTAAAGTCTGCTTCAAAGTTATCTTTAGTGAATTGTACAAACTCAAGAAGATATGCATCGTCTACAGTAATACCTTGCTCATAGCATAGGTTAAAGTATTCATACAACTGCCTAGCTTCCTTAGCTTCAACTGCACGTTCCTGATTAAGAAATGTCCAATAGCGGGCAAACATACGAGTGACTTCGGGATGCTTTCGAGTCTTTAGGCTTTTACTCATAAGCGTATCAGCCAGCAGGCTAAATGCACCTGGCTTGTCTTCATCTCCGAACTTGCTGTGTGTAGCAAACAGGCCGGCTGCTGCAAGATAATCATTCTTGAGAGCTGTGTCTACCCATTCTGGATCGTCGGCGCTGTCAATCTTAGCACCATGAACCATTTGCTTGTACTTGTCAATGAAGTCTAATTCTTCTTTGGCATCACCGTTGAGCAGAATAAAGTTACGACGGATTTCTAATTTGTGTTTGACATTATAAACTACAACTGGTACTAATGTTTTAGCAGCTTGTTCTCCGAAGACCTTAGTCAGTAGAATATACAGTGTGATCGCGGTATGCTGCCCGTCCCATGCAATGTAATAGCCGGGCTTGTTTTCGTCTTCGTAGACCTGTATGGCCATAATCATTGTGCTACGAAAATGCTGAAGAATATTAAGCACATGTCGTAGATTCAAACTACGTTGCATGGTTGTATCAATTAAGATACGATCCATTGCCACATCAATGGCTCGACAAAGGTGTAAATCTGTAAAAGTTTGCCAATCCTTGTGTCTACGTTTAAACTCTTGGATCATTGCGATCAAAAGTCCTTCAAATAATGGAGCATGTTTTAGTGCCTCCGTTAAACGTTCTCGCAAGGTAACAAAATGGCTATCCGATTTTAGATATTGCTCGTTGATAATTTGAGCATGGGTCTTTTCCATAATTTTCTCCAAAGTTGTGGGCTTCACTTGCCCTTGGGTTACGGCCTTCACTTGGCCATTCATAACTATAGCAAAATGGGACTTTTATGTCAATAAAAACTAAAATATTTTAGTGAACAATACACCGGCACCAATAGCGGTTTCTCCTGCTTGTCCTGCTACGTTAAACTGGCGTGCTAGATTTACTGCCAGGCGACTACCTTGGCGGTCCATTACAGTGTAGCCTAGAACTAGATCAACGGGACGAGCCGTAGGACGTAGGCTAACTGTTTCACTACTAACCACCGGAGTGGCTTCTACTGTACCATCTGCTAGTTCAGCAAACTTGTAGTCGGTAACGCCGGTGATAGTTGCTGAACCACGACGTACCGTTACAGGATTGACTATGCTCAAGCTGACCTGATCACGTACAGTATCTTTAAATATGACATTGTTCTGTGCCATACCCATTTTCCAAGTTTGGCTTATGATGCTTCCATTAAACTGAATCATGCTACTAGCTAGACTGTTTGGCTGAGTCACAGCTGAACCATAACTGGCAAAAACTTCAGTATTGTCAAAGCGTTGACTGAGACCAATCTGTGCATAGCTAGTATTGCTGTCGCCCAACGACAGCGCACCACCACCATAATTACCCAGGAATCCATTTCGTTCAGTCATTGAACCCAGTTGGAATGTATAAGTGGTATTGCCATAGTACAAGCTAAGTTCATTAGCCATACCAGTTTCTGTCTGCATGACCTTGACACTGTAGTCGGCGTTTAGAGGCAGGCTGACTTCCCTATAACCATTGGGTGCAAGGGCTAGCCAAGCATTGCTGAATTGATAGGTCTGCACACGGTTAGCCATTGTTGCCTTGTTTAGGTTTGCTGTATAGTGTCTGCCAATATCGTCCACTGCCTGTGCAGTGGACAATACTGTGCTGGTAGTGATGCCTCCAGCACTGCCGCTTAGTACTGTACCAGTGCTTGACACTGTGGTTGAACTGGCTGTTACACCTGGAGTAGGCATAGCCATGCGTAAGGTTCCTTTGGGCTGTGTAGCCTTATCAAAATTAACCAGACCGTATCCATAAATTTCATCCACACCCTTGGCACCAAGGTCAGTGGCAGTTTCTTTGACCAGGGCTACAATCTGTGCTCCTGTCAGTTGTGGCCAAGCCTGTTTAATTAGGGCAACACCTCCGCTGACATAGGCAGCGGCTGGACTGGTTCCAGTTGTAAATGTCAACTTGTTACCTGCTGTGATCTGATTGGGTAATGCACCATATAGACTCTCACCTGGAGCTACTACATAAAAGTCTTTGACATAGTAGCTGTCTTTGCAGACAGTACCTACAACATTGGAACATAGGCTTCCTGCACGATTGCTAAAACTGCTGATGGTATTCTGATCATTCACACTTCCTACAATCAACATTCTGCCACCAAGAAGCAACTTGCCGTCTTTGTCTACCTGTGTGGCAAATGCACCTGGAAACTGTGCATAAGGTAGGCCTTGGTTACCAGCAGCCGCTACCATAACTATGTTTTTGGTGGCATTAGCATAGCTCAGTAAGGTAGCCTGACTGTTTCCATACATGGTTCCGTATGCCGTAGGAGACTTGTATACTCCTGGTGCCAGCAGTGTCACACCTTTTTGAAAGGTCGTATCATAGTTACTGCCCAGGCTCATATTGGCCACTGTGGCACCCATGGTTTCTGCCCAAGTAAGGGCTTTGATAATACCAACAGTGCTGATGCCTCCACCATTGTCAACCCATTTCTTTTGAGTACTATTCCATACAATACCCTGTCCAACCTGAGCCAATAATAATTTACTGTCCGGGGCTACACCAACAGTGCCATTGCCGTCCCTACGTCCTGCAATCACACTGGCCATCTGAGTTCCATGAGAACTCCAAGTAGTGGTTAAGGTTAGATTAGCCTTGAAGTTATTTGGGTTAGTATTAGTATTATAGGTAACAATTTCATTGAAATTAGCTAGTCCTACAACCTGTCCTAGGATATCGGAATGTTTAATGTCAAAGCCGCTGTCTAAGACAGCAACTCGAATGCCAGTTCCTGTATAGCCTCGCGACCATGCCAAAGGTATGCCTGCTTTGGCAAACTTATTCTCCATGTATTTTTCTGTGGTAGTCTGACTCTGCACACTTCCAGAAAATGCTGCCGAAACCGCAAGAGCGAGAACTGTCATTTTTGTTTTCATAGCTTTATCCTTTGTCAGTATTTAAGGAAGGATTTCTCCTTCCCTTTTCTACTTTATGCTACTACTCGCTTAAGAATAGTAGTCTCTGCAAGACGACGCCAGTTGTTGGGGCTAAGTTTACGCAGGTCTGCAATTTTAAGCACAGTCCGCAGGCTCAGCTCACGCAAACGAGCACGCTCTGTCCAAACAAAGTCTACAATCTCCTCCGAAGCACCACCTTCAAAGTTATATGACATCAACATGCCGTCACGCACAATCTGCTTGATACGCAGGAATTTGTCACGCATTGTGTCCAGAGTCAAGTCTAAATAGTGGCAACGTGACTCTAAAGCATCCAAATGGTCCTTGAGCTTTTTACTACGAACATGCTCAAACTTGATGTTGGTAATAAAAATCACACTACCTTTGAATTCAAACTTGTCGGGCACACCTTCACGACGCAACATGCTGGCGTCTGTGTTCCAGCTAATGGTACGTTTCTTGCTAGTGTCCAGTGCTGCCTTGAGAATGTTAAGTGATACGTCATCAAGTAAGATACTGTCACAGTCATCAAACACTAGAACATTGTTCTTGTCTGCATATTGAAACAGTTTGCAGTAGAGTCCAATAGCACTCATAGCACCTTTGACTACTTCAAAGCGATTCTTACGCTGAGCCATTTTGTCAAACAAACTGGCTTTTTCAAGCACTGCTTCAACACCAAAGCTCTTGCCCACACCTGGGGGACCTGACACAATCATTGCACGAACGGCACCAGTTGTAGTGCCTTCTGCCATTTCATCAAGAATGTCAAAACGCTCGCGAATACGAGCAATAGCCTGTTCTTCAGTTTCAGTATAAGTTTGGGGCTCTACTGCTTTGAGCATTTCAAATACACTATTGTCCTCTTTGCTAGCACGACTGCGTTCACCATCTGTCATGTCTGCGATGTTTTGAGCACTCAACGTAATGTCCTCACGTGAATTAATTTTGATTTTGACTTCTGCTGGGAAGCCAGGAAAGTTTCCTTCGTTAGCTACCTTGATGACAAAGCCACCTTTTGCACTGTCCTTGACGTCGCCAATTAAGCGAAAGGTTTGACCACGAACATCTATATTACGATAGCTGCCACGAAGAACTGTAACTTGAGCCATTTGCAAAACTCCTGTTTTGTTTAACTATAGAGCTATTATACTACTCTAGACAATTTGTGTCAATTAAACTACCAGTTCGTCGCTGTCAACGAGCACACGAGTTGTGGGTTCTGATCTCCAACGCAACTGCACAGGAGCGTTGAGATTCACAGTATATTGAACTCGGCCGCCGTATTTTACACGGCTGGATTCTACTACACCTGACACTGTCAGGCCGTGGTAGTTAGCAGTAACTTGTTCACCGTCTTTGATCCAACCCATCTTGTGCTCCTTGTTATTTACTATACCTACAGTATACAGCAGGACTCAATTTGTGTCAATTAAACTGCCACGCAGTGCCAGCCTTCACGCTCAATTTTGCGTTTGGCTGCTAGCATCCTGGCACGCAACTTGATCACTTGAGGATCCTTGTAACTGGCCGATATACCGCCAAGCTCGCGAATCTTGATGAGTGCAGCATCACGCTTTTGATAGGTTTTCAGTGCCACAGCTGGAATGACTGAAGAAGTGTTGAAGAACGGGCTGGTGTATACTACTTTCATCATCTGCTCCTTGTTTTTCACTATACCTATAGTATATAACCGAGCCCAATTTGTGTCAATTATTCCAAAATATAGGGGCGATTCCAAGCACCAATATTGACGTCAACGTACCAACCCACGTCAAAATAGTCCGTTCGAATGTCCGAGTTATCGTGATTTCCATCGTTCATAGCGGGCATGAGCTCTTCGAGAAACTTAAGGGCACGACCGCTGAAATGATCACGATACCAGTAGGGATTGACGTCAATAGCCCGCTTTTCGCGGATATATTTTACACGCTCGGGCTCCATGGGCACACCATAGAGCTTGGTAGTGTTGGTAGCAATAAAGTTTTCCACAAAGTCAATCTTGCCGCTTTTAATTTTCAGCATAAGTGTTGAGTGATTGTGAATTGACAGTGAACCTTTTACACCGTATTTCTTCAAAACTGCTTTGATTTTTGGTGCTAACTTTGCCTTGCGTTCTTGACTAACATAAGCCATCATCTGCTCCGTTTTAGTTACGATAATGCTAGTATACGGCTAAACCCATTTTATGTCAATTAACCCAGGGTAGTATCTTCCATGCCTGCTACCCTTAGCTTGGTAATATTATTAATTTGGAATTGTTTTGCATCAATGGCTTTCATCAGTCCTAGATACTTGTTTCTAACCATGGCAAATTCATTGATCAGTAACTGCCATTCATAGACTTCGGCATCCCCATCAACATAACGATCAGCATCTCGGCTGGCCAGTGCTCTGTTATAATTTTCAGTATACTTGCGAAAGGCTTCGCTACGACGTCGTCTCAGTTGAATGTTAAGATATTCCAGTATGGCTTCGACTTCTTGTAGTTGATTAAATCTGTGCTCAACAATGCCTGGCATGAGCCTGGCGTTCATTTCTAAGTTACCTTTTAGACTGGTCTCTCGACGAGCTGATTCTAATTCGGTTTCATAATGAACAATAGCAGCAGGCAGATGCTCTATACTGCCTGTTACCTTCCTGTACCAATCACTCATTCGTCGTCGTAGTCGTAGTCTTCTTCATAGGCTTCATCTTCTTCGAAATCTTCCACTGTATATAGGTCCTTGATCACAGTATCTAATACAGCATCGGTTCCTAGAAGTTCTTCACTGACACTGTCCATGTCATAATGGTTTTCCAACGAGCGTAGTAGAGCACTAGCAGCATCGTATCTTTCTTTTTTATCAATATAACTTTTTACACTGGCCCAAACATCGGCAATGAGATTTACTTCATCGTCATGTAACATCTTCTGACTCCTTTTCTGTGTCTGCTTTATTTAATTCAGAAGTCAAATCACGCAGCATTATGTCTGCCATTACACGATCAAGCATTTCATGATTCCAATTTTTACGAAATGCCTTGTCAGTTTTACCATCTTTAAAAGAGTAAATGTAACTGTTACCTTCCCGTTTCATTAGACCTCTTTCTTCTAGCATGTCAAATAATCCACTATAAGGATCCATGCCAGTAGCATAGGGAATTTTGACCTGCACACTTTCGAAAGGTTTTGCATAACGAGTTTTCATAACTTTACAGGCAGCACGAATACCATTAATTTCGCTGGTTTTATTACCGTCTTCGTCCTCTTTTAATTTCAACTTACGCATGGCAACTACAATACTACTTGCATAGATAAATCCTTGACCACCGCTGATCTTATCATCTGGGTCAAACATATCTTGGCTAGCATAGGTATGATTAGTAGCAACCAAACCTACATTATGACTCCCAAACATATTTACACAGTTGCGTACCAGTGCGGTTAGTGCTTTGGGTTTACGGCCCATATCACCTTTAAGGTCACCTGCATCAAACTGGTTAACGTCAGTGGGTGTTAGCAACATGCCTAGACTATCTATAACAAAGAGGACCTTGGGTCTATCATCCGCTGGCAGCTCTTTGTAGTCAGCAACAAACTTACTGATAGTCTTGGCCACATCATCAATCATGGCCATATTCAACTTTAATAATTTATCCTCAGTAGTGCTGACACCCAAGGCATGCAACCATGCTTCATCTAGGGCATTTTCACTGTCAATCAAGACAACAAATATTCCTTGTTCCTGAGCATGACGCACTAGGTTACCACTACAGATATAACTTTTGCCAGCACCTGATTCACCAGCAAACACAGTGACCTTGCCTAGGGGAACACCTTTGAAAAAGTCTCCACTGACAAGATAATTTAGGGTATAGTTACCTGTGCTGATCCAATCTGTTGGATCATTAAAACCAATACTAAGACCATCAATAGCCTTGGTCAAATCTTTTCTAAATTTACTAACATCAAACGGGCGTGTCATTGTAATTGTCCCTTTGGTATTCCATGATCATCCTAGTCACGGGTTCTATTTCTTTGGCAAAGTAATCGGGCATGTTCTCAGTCATCATTTCCAATACGTAACTATCTGGAAAATGTCTAAGTAACGCAAAGGCCTGATCCCTGACAGATTTAGGAATTCGTGGAGTCATAGTGGGGCTGGTCAATCGACCTAAAAACTTTCGAACTTCTAACAAACTACGATATCTTTCGTCAGGAAGAGTCATACCTAAATACCTCGATTGGCTTAATCTGCGTTTTTTAAACATAGGAGTGAGGGGCCGAAGCCCCTGTAATTATTTGGCCTGCTGACGATTACGAATCATCGCAAGAATGTCGTTGACATTCTTTTTACCTTCTGGAGTTGGAGCATCCGGCTCAAATGGTGGATCATCCTCATCATGCTCTACCACTTCGGGTTTGGCTGCTACCACTGCGGGTTTAGCAATTGCAGGTTCACTGCCAGTAGTGTCAGTGTCTTGAGCATTAAAGTTTGCACCTGCTGGTTTGAAGTATTGTCCCCAACGATTAGGATCGTAGAGTTCACCATCTACACTGGCCTTAAACATATCATAAATGATGTCAACTTCTTCTTTGGTTGGCTTTTTGGGCATAAAATCATTTAGATTAAACAGGCCAAATGTACTGATAGCCTGTAGTTCTGCTTCAGACAGAGCACGCTCACGACGAGCAAAGCTGCTGGTACTATAGTCAGCATACTGACCTTTGGTAGTCTTGGTAAGACGAAAGTCTGTGCCATTTTCATAGTCAGTGAATAGACTTTCCATGTCAGGATCCATTAAGGCACTCTTAACAATGTTAAAGATGCTGGGATTAATAATTAACCTACGAATAGGATTTTCAGGTACTGTTTCTTCTGCCAAAGTGCTTTGCACAACAAAGCCCTGAAAGATATAACTACGTTTCTTCCAATACTTGTTGGCTTCTTCTTTTAAGCTGGCATCTTTGTACCAGGGACGAATTTCAGCATGTACTGGGCAGGTTTCTTTCCACATTTCCACACAGGGAACCTTGACAGTGACACGACGGTTTTCATCGCCTCCTTTGACACCTGCAAATTCCAAATTAATGATTTGACGTTCACGCCAAGGAAAGGTATTGGTATCGTCTCCGTCTGGTAAGAAACGCAGTACAGCAGTTGAATTTTCGGGGATATTCCAGAACGGAAAGATTGCGTTGTCACCAACGCGGTTGGTATTACTTTTTGCATCTTGCTCTAATAGACGAGCTCTGATTTCAGCTAATGTTGCCATATTTTCTCCATAAAATGCCAGTTAATGTGCCTGGATCATGAAACAACTGTTTCATGAACGATTATAGCAGATTAATACCTGCTAGGTCAAGAGCAAGTTTGCCAAACAATCTTGCTCTTGATTTTATTTAGCAATTTACTTCAGAATTTCTTCTACAGTAAATCGCTTGAGTGCTGCTTCGAACATACGACCGATTTCAAATTGACTATCACTCACTGGTGCTTGTAGACTTGCCTTAGTGATTATTCCTCTGGTAAGGTTTTCCACTGCTATTGGATCTAGGTTTCCTTCGGCTACATACTCACTAATTTTTACCAATGAATCTTTGATAGCCTGATCTTCAAGTACTGGTAGAACCATGTTGATTAATTCTGTGGTATTGATAGTTGGACTCTCATAGACAATTATACCACTCAGTTCTAGGTCTGGAATAGCACTGACAGCGATGGTAGAAGATTCTTCTACCTGTTGCTTAAGAGCATCGAATGCCTGTTCTGCTGCCAATTGTGCCTGATATTCTTTTAGATAGCCATTTAAACGAGGTAACATTGTGCCAATAGTTTCATCAAATACATTTTTGGTTAGTTTCTCTTTCAGTGCTTCCAGATCCGTTTCGTCGGTTTCATGAACATCAGCCATCAGTCTGTCTGTATTATAACGACCTAATAGGTCTTTTATTTCATTTAGACGCTGCTGCACAGCAAACTGTACATCGCTGGCCTGTTCATTGAGACCATTGTGTTTGATATAACGAGCAACCTGCATGAGTTGCCCACGTTCTTCGCTTAGACCAATAATCTTTTGTCCAATTTCGTCATAAGGTGTACCGCCTTCAGCTACATGTCTAGTCATAGTCCTAGCAGCACTTAGATGAATGTGTGGATAACGAAAACGTTCGCCGTGACTGTTTTCGATAAACAAAGCCTTGATGTTGCGGCTTCTACTGCCATGAATTTCTTCGTTAACAGGTTTACTGTGACGTATAATTAGTTTAGCACCTTCAGTGCCCTGATAACTAGTTTTCATCGAACCGCCCATTGGGCTCAAACTTTCTTGAACTTTCATATTGATCTCCGCGTCTTTCAGTTCTATTTCTTTACCTGTATATGGCCTCAGGTCTACTCCTAAGTTAAACTTTTTGGCTATGCCATCTCTTATAGTTTCATGTAGTTTTCTTATAGGAGCATAGCCAGTTGAACCATATTTTATTTTTATAGCAGCCTTGTCATCGCTGGACTCTTCTACGATCTCAACGATAAATTTTGAATCTACACTATAGAATGATCTGCCTTCCTTGGCATTCAGTGTACGTTTACCGTCTTTATCAAACACAGCAATGGTATGACCAAAACCCTTGAGCTGGTCAAATATTCTATCTGCAACTGTATTGTAATCTATTGCCATGTATGTATTTACCTAAATTTATTAAATTATGCC